CTATCTCTACCTCTACATCAACGTCTTCTTCCGCCGAAACAAGCTGATTTTTTATCCCGAAAAATTTATCTTCGGCGCTTGTTTCTGTGGGTTGCTCTGCTTCCGGTTCTGGAAAATCCATTTCCTCGGTTGTTGGTTGGTCGCTCATGCTTTCATTACCCCTCTCGGATCTTCGACCACAGCTTCCACTGTGTCGTCGTTAATTAAACGAAACTCTTTGTCGTGTATCTTCACGCGAGTGCCGCTGTACGAACGAAAAATTACCCAGTCACCCTCTTTACAATAAGGGCCGCTGGGAAATCGAGAAGTGTCCTTGAACGCATCGGGACCGATTTTAAGCACAAACCCGCAAATAGTAGTAATTTGCTCTGCCTGCATCGTTTCCCTTGCCTTGAGAATGCCCCCTTCGGTTTTTTCCTCCACCTCTGGAAGGGCAACAAGCAGTCGAAATCCTGCGGGTTCTGGTAACTGTGTCGCTGTCGTTCCCGTGTGCTCGGCGGGAGGACTAAGCGATTCTGCGAGTTCAGCCATTGTGTCCTCGATTATGCGCGGCACTAAGGAGCCGCTTCCCTATATCTCTTCTAACTTTCTGGACATATCCAAAATTTCACGCTCTGCAAGTCTCAGCCCTTCGATCACTCCGCATGCTTTTTGGTATTCGGCGTAATCCTTTGGGGCGCCACTTGCTACGTGCGTGGCGGAATCATCGATGATTAAACGGACTTTGTCCAGTAACCCTTTAAGACCCAGAGTTTCCTGTGCCGGATGCATCGTCGTCCTCCGTTAAGCTTTTAGCCACATCCACACCAATCTCTACGCCGCGAGCGTATTGTTCGCCAGAAATTTTCTTGTCCTGCATTTCCGCGTCCAATAAGTCACTTGCGATTTTTTGTGCGATTTCTGATTCTGATAATTTTTCCTGCAACTCGTGACTGGCTTCCGATATGCGCTCCTGACTACGCATACGCTCAATTTCCAGCTCGGCTCGTTGTTGTGACAAGCGTTGCTGCAATTGTGCCTTGAGCTGATCCGCTTGTGCCTTACGCTGCACATCGGCTTCCTTGATATCCAGCTCGCGTTCCTTCTGCTGAATAATCGGATCTTCTGCCAGGGCGGCTGCTTCCTCGGCCTCCTGTTGCATTTTCTTTTTGCCCAGCAACTGATCCGCCGCCTGTGCGACCATCGAGGATAAACGCTTTTCGATATCTTCTGGAATTGGCTCTCCCAAAGCTGGTAGCTCGGTTCCCAACTCCTCCTCGATCTGGCGTCGATACTGAAATGCCAAGTGCTCGCGTATGTGAGCATCCAAAGAGGCTGTAATATTTCCAGCCGCTGGGCTTTGAGCAGCCATTGCGCCCACTTCTGGATCTTGCAATGTAGACATGTGTACCTGTATGTGCGCCTCGTGATCCTGATACTCGAATGCTTTCAGCGGTTTTTCGTTGATGGCGTCCATGTTTTCCGTAACCGGATCGACAGGCTTCATATCCTCTGGGTTCGGAACAATATCGTCCACGTCCTGTATGCCTAAAACCTGCAACATCTGCCGATGCAAACCCTGCATGTTGTACAGCTGCGGCGCTTGTGCAGATAACTGAAGGGCTGCCTGATACTGCATGATCCGTTGTGCCATAGTGCCTGCGTTTGGATCAGAAACCGGAACTACATCCACCCGATTATCGAAGTCTTGAGCCTTGAGATCCTGCCCTTCTATCTCATACGGGTACGTTGGCTCACCAAAATCGTGAATGACATTCGCGAGCAGTTTTAATTCATGGCGCATGCTGGCGTGTAAGCGGCTTTGTACTGCCGATTGGACCTTCATGGCCCGCTCCATAATAGCGAGCGTGGTGCCTACCGGAGCCTCCGAATTCATATCGGATGCTTTCAAATCTGCCATTGAAGCAAATCGCCTACCTTCCTCCACGATGTTGCTTAATAGCTGGTGCAGGGTTGACGATGGTTCTTTGTACGGCAAAAACGAAATGTTGTCGCGAATGGTTCCACCTGGAACATCCACATCACGAAATTCACCAGGCATGATGGGTGTGTCATCGCCTTTGATTCGCAAGCCACGCGACTTCAAACCGCCTGGTAAATTGGATAACGTGCCTGCGTCCACCAATTGACGCATCAAACTTGTGGCTGATTTAGCCAAACCGCCAATCATATGGATCAAACCAAATCCGTAAAAACCCAAACCTGGAACATACTGGTAATGCACAAAATGTTGACGCGCTTGCTTTAGCTCGTCCGATTCAAACCAGTTTCTACGAATAGACAATACCGTTCGTGAAGACAAATCAACGCTAACGATATAAGGCAGCGCAATCCCTGTTTCACGCCCATCGCGTTCATCAGGAAACCCAGGCATGTCGTACTCTACGTGGATCTCTAAAATGGTATGGCGGTCATCGTTGTCATAACTGACCTGGTCGCCCTTTAATTCGTTGTATTTTTGTTCGACATCTGAAATGTCAGGACTAGGAGCGGGCAAATCGACATCGCGATAAAACCCAGATACCTGCAATTTACGCACCTCATTTGAGGTTTTTTTCATGGAATGAGTGATTCGTTGTGCAGTACTTAATTCAGACGCTCCATAACTGACGACCATGTCTTCAGCAGGAACAAAAACGGAACACGGCCTACCCATGTTACTGTCGTAATACACCTTGCGAAAAGCTGATCCCGCTAATGGTAATGAAAACAGCAGTTGTTCTGTTTCATTCCGGTATTCAGTCATCTTCTCGGTTAGCAGGTAATTCATATAATCCTGCACCCGAATCGCCTGCTCTTCTTTATCGTCCGTTAACTTGCCTAATACGGATGTTTTTACCGGACCTGACGAGGGGAATAGCTCCGTAATGGCTTGAGACTGAAAGCGCACAACGGCTTCCGTTAGCATAGGGTGAAACACACCGCAGGCTCCAGGCCACGGCAATGTGCGATCTTCGTGCTTGAGTCCCAGTTGATCCAAGCCTCTGGTATAAGTGTCCTCCCAATCCTTACGGCTTTCTTTGTCGCCGCGATATAAACCCACCAGCTCACTAGCTATGCTGACCAACTCATCCTCTTCGATGTAATCCGCCAGGTTCGCGTAGAAGTCCACCTCCTCAGACGCAGATGGATCAAAGTCAATCAACACACCACCGTCATCAGTTTCCATGACCATAGCGGGTCCGTCTTGCGGAGCGACTTCTATCTCCAACTCAATATCCTCAAAAGGATCTTCCGGTGTCAGCGGTGTCATGGGTCTATCAACTGCCACTATTTTGTCCTCAAAATTTACTTGGCCTTTTCAGACGCTAGATCCTGCCATTTTTTTACTCCCTTAAACTCCTTATCACTAAATTCACTAGTGACTCGCATTTTATTGTCTTTGAACCGCTTCCCTGTGTCTGGATTTACGTTGCTTCGCGTCTTCCATCTAGAGGATGTTTTTGGGTACTTTTTGGTCGAACTCGGTTGTCTAGGCATTGGTAATACTCCGTTATAAAATTTATCTGGCCTTTTCGGACGCTAGATCCTGCCAGTTTTTTACTTCTTTCTTTTTATCACGCGCTTTTTTATCACGCGCCTTTTCAAAAGCAATACGCCTTGCAGAGGCTGCAAGCAAAGGTGCTGCGGATAACGGTTTCCTAAGTCCAGTAGAGGTGACATAACGCAATCC